TTCTTCGTCTCGGTGTGGGACGCGCAGGCGGCGCGCGAAGCGAATGCGATTGGTGACTGGCGGTACATCAAGATTCCGAGCGCGAAAATAACCGACGACGAGCTTCTGAAGGTCGTCGGATGGTCGAGTAGCCCGGTGATGATATCGACCGGGATGAGCACTAAGGCGGACATCGATCACGCGATCGACTTTCTCGGCGGTCGGATCGCGATTCTCCACTGCAACTCGACCTACCCAGCGCCTACGAACGAACTCAATCTAAACACGATCCCGTGGCTGAAGAAGCGATACCCTCGGGCTGTCGTGGGATACTCCGGCCATGAGTGGGGGATCGCTACAACGATCTGGGCGGTCGTGCTTGGCGCGCAGATAGTCGAGCGCCACTTCACGATCGACCGAACGCTCTGGGGGAGCGACCAGCAATCGTCGCTCACTCCGAAGACGTTCGCCCGAATGGTCGATCAGATTCGAAGCGTGCCCGACGTACTCGGCGACTACGAGAAGAAACTCTGGCCATCGGAGCAATCGAAGTGTCTGACGCTGAGAGGCAAATAGACGGCGAGCGCCTATATCCGTTCGACGATCCTGATCTCGACGTAGTAGCGGCCGAGGAGGGCGTTATCGAGCGTCACCTGGGACGCTATGTGGAGTGCGTGAGCTACGCCCTCTGCTACGTCGGTCGGGGTGCGCGATGGCTCGACGCGGCGTGTGGATCGGGCTACGGTATTCTGCCGATACGTCGCTTCAGTCGCCCGAGTCTATACGTCGGCGTCGATCGATCAAGGCTCGCCATACGATTTGCTCAGCGACATTTTTCTACGCCGATATCGAGGTTCTATCGCACTGATCTTACGAAGTGGGAGCCGACGATCTCGTTCGACGCAATCGTTTCGATTGAGACGATCGAACATCTGCCGCGAGAAGCCCAGCCTAAGTTCTGCTCAATGCTTCTCGGCGCTCTTCGAGCACCGACGAGCGTTCTTACTCTATCGTGCCCGATCGGAGACGGTAGCGGAACGAGTCGCAACCCACACCATCTCTATGAGCCTACTATGGACGATCTGGAGGAATACCTGGGGGCGACGATCCATCGAACGCGCACTGAGGTCGTCGACGGCACCTTCGGCACATTCACGCAGGCGTATGTGATATGTCGCTGGCCCTGATCCAGCCGCAGGTAACGTGCAACTGCCCGAACGGTCGACGTCCACCAATCCGTATTATTCCGGGTGCGGCGTTTCGACTTAGACGAGCGATCGAGAACTCGGCGCTGAAGGACGAGGTGTTGATGACCTACCGTTGCTCAGACTGCTCTACTCTCGTCGAGATACGTCTCGCCGATATTGCGATTGTAGAGCGAAGCGTTTAGACTGAATCGTAGTATACAGATGTTCTTTGGCTTGAAAAGGGACGATGAGTCCAGCGAGCCGCGCAGGTATGGCAATGTCCATACGGCGCGGCTTTTGTCATTTCCACGGGAGTCTCCATGCCGCGATTAGACGTCGCAATCACGAAGCTCGAAGAGGACCAGCGTATCGCGTTTGGTTGGGCGAGCGTCGTGGCGAAGGACGGTGACGAGGTCGTTGACTTCGACGACGATATCATAGACATCAAATCGCTCGAGCGTGCTGCGTACGACTTTATGCTCACGAGTCGCCGCGCTGACGAAATGCACCACCGCTTCGAAGGCGTCGGTCGAGTCGTCGAGAGTATGGTCGTGACGAGCGAGAAGCGCGAAGCGCTCGGCCTCGGAGAGGACGCTCCGCTAGGCTGGTGGATCGGGATGAAGATCGACGACGCGGAGGTCTGGGGAAAGATCAAGGAAGGACAGTATCGAATGTTCAGTATTTTCGGCCGAGGCCGACGGGAGGAAATCAATGCCTAGCCTTCTAGTTATCGAAGAGATCGAGACCGTAGGCCTGGTAGATCAAGGCGCAAACCCGGAGGCGCACATGGTGATCTGGAAGCGTCGCGACAAATCCTTAGAAAAGGACGGTGACATGAACGACACGGACACCCAGCAGGAGCCGACGATCGAGGAGATGACGGCGCTCGAGGAGCGCGTCACCGAACTCGAAGGCGAGCTGGAGAAGGCGCACGCCGAACTGGCGGATGCGTCGACGGACGACAACGAAGACGTGACGAAGAATCTCTCGGACGAAGCGCGCGAGATCGTCGAGAAGATGAGAGCAGAATCGGATGCGCGTATCGAAGAGCTGGAGAAGCGAGCGCAGGTAAGCGAAGAGCGCGTCGCGAAGGAGATCCAGGAGCGTCGTCTTACGAAGGCGCGCGCCGACGTCGAGAAGAAGTTCGGCAAGATCGCCGGCAAGGTCGACGAAAAGGCAGAGCTACTGGTCGCGCTTCGCTCTGGTACGCTCACGGAAGATCAGGCAACCGGTATCGAGCAGATGCTCACGGCGGCTAATAACGCGGTCGCAATGACGAGCGAGTTCGGTGAGGCCGGAGACGATGAGGGCGAGAACCCGAGGGTACGACTGAACGAAGCCGCGGCGAAGTTCCGCGATATAGACCCGTCGCTGAGCGTCGAGCAGGCGCGCGCGAAGGTTCTGAAGTCCAACGATCCCGAGCACGTCGCTATTCGCAACGCGCTCCGCGCGTCCTAACGGAAGGAGAAGGTCCATATGTCCTACGAAGAGAGTCTGGAGTCGATCACCGTCGAGGCGTCCGGTGACCTCTCCTCAGCTCAGTTCAAGATCGTCGCGCTGGACGGCAGCGGACAAATCGCAGTCGCGAGCGGCGTCGATTCCATAGGCGTCCTGCAGAACGATCCAGACGCCGCCGGCAAGGCAGCGAGCGTCGGATTCAAAGGCGTAACTAAGGTCTGGGCCAACGGCTCGACCGCTTTGCAGCCGGGCACGATCGTAACCAGTAGCACGGTAGGGTTCGCCGAAGCGTCGACCGCGGGTGGATTCGGTCGTGCGCTGGAAGCCCTTAGTAGCGGCTCTGCGATCATCAGCGTACTGCTCGACCGCGAGTAAATCGTAAACATCGGAATGAGGAGGTAGTATACCATGCCGCAACCGACCGCATCCGCACTGCATCTCGATCAGGCGCTTACGGACGTCTCGATCGCGTATCGGCAGAGAGCGGAACACTTCATCGCGTCACAGGTTTTCCCTGTCGTTAGCGTCAAGCATCAGAGCGACGCTTACTGGAGCTACGACAAGGAAGACTGGTTCCGCGATGAAGCGAAGAAGCGCGCCGACGCGACCGAGTCCGCAGGTAGCGGATACAACGTCTCGTCCACTACGACCTACTTCGCACACGTCTACGCTTTCCATAAGGATATCGGGAAGCAGGCACAGGCGAACGCAGACGACAACTTCAACCTGGAGAGCGACGCGACAGAGTTCGTGACGCAGCGGATGCTACTCCGGCAGGAAAAGCTGTGGACGAGTAGCTACTTCAGCTCCGGTATCTGGGCGACCGACGATGGTTCAACCGCCGCGTGGTCGGACTACACGAACGGCGATCCGATCGGCGACCTGGAGACCGGGAAGCAGACGATCCTCCAGAACACCGGATTCGTTCCCAACACGCTCGTACTCGGCTACGGCTCGCATCGTGCGATCAAGCATCACCCCGATGTCGTCGATAGGATCAAGCACACGGGCGGGCCAGGGACGGACGCTCTGCAGGCGTTTGCAGACATCATCGGAGTCGAACGCGTTCTCGTCGCTATGTCGATCGAGAACACGGCGAAGGAAGGCGTCACGGCTTCGTACGGATTTTCGAATGCATCCGGTGACGCGTTGCTCTGCTACTCGGCACCGTCGCCAGGACTGCTGCAGCCGAGCGCCGGCTACTCGTTCTCGTGGAACGGGATCAGCATGGGGCTGGGAACGGATATCGCTATCTCGAGAATCCCGATGGACCATCTCGGTACTCGGACGGTACGCGTCGAAGGGGAAATCGCGGTAGACTTCAAGCTCGTAGCGGACGACCTGGGGTACTACTTCCCGAATGCGTCCACGTTCTAAACCGAAGAGCCTACAGAGGGAGGTCGTAGATGGCCACCAAACAGGTAGCTCAGGTGACGCACATCGTACGGCGTACGGTAACGGGTTATATGCCCGGCCAGTGCGTCGACGCAACGTCGTGGCGTTGGGCTGGGAAGCTCGAAGATCAGAACCGTATCGTTCCAGTTCCAGCGACCGTAGAACCCGTACAGGCGAAGGATGGAACCTGGTGGGAAAACGAGGCAAGGGCCGCTGCGCAGGATGCGCGCGCCGCAGAGAAAAGCTCCGACGAATCGGTCGACGAGCCCGACGAAGCTGGAAACGCAGATCGGCCGGACGAAGAGTATCCGCTGAAGATCAAGCGCGGCGAGTATCGGCTAAGTGATGGGACGATCGTAAAGGGGTCGAAGCAGACGGCAATCCAGCACGAGGCGGAGCTTCATGACGACGACTAGAAAGCGCAGTAAGGTCGCGATTGTAGGCTTCACTCACCATCGCGTACTCGCGCCCTGGAAGGACGACGAGTTCGATATCTGGGGTCTGAACGGTCTGTATCAGTACGACGACTGCCCACGATTCTCGGCGTGGTTCGATCTCCACCCGCTCGATGTTATCGACGAGAAACGACTGGCGGCGTACGCGAGTATGCCGACGCCGATCTACATGATCGAACCGCACCCGTCGATCCCGAACAGCGTTCACTTCCCGAAGGGTGAGGTAGAGAGCGCGCTCGGCGAGAAATACTTCACGAACTCGATCAGCTGGATGGTCGGGGCCGCGTACTCGATGGGCTACGAAGAGATACACGTATACGGGGTCGATATGGCGCAGGATACCGAGTATCGATTCCAGAGGAATAATCTCGAGTATATCATCGGTCTGGTACGCGGTAGAGGACGCAAGGTCTATGTCCCGCCGGAGAGCGATCTGTTCAGCGCGACCCACCAGTATGGGTTCGGTCACGACGCTGGCCTGCGACGCGCCCTAAAGGGAAAGCTCGAACGAATCAAGGGACGCATCAATCAGGTCACGCAGAGTATCGAACAGCTAACACGTGAGCGACTCGTCCTTCAGGGCGGCGCTCGCGAACTCGCGAGCATACTTCAGAGCTATACGGTGCCGGATCATACAAGCATGGATGCGTTCCACCCAGACGTTCCTTCGAAGAACGGAGAGACGTCGACGCCAGAGCAGCCGGTGCCCACCGGCGGAGGGCGAATCGAACTTGTGGAGCACGGCTAGATGAGCTGGAACTACGGCCAGAACCCGAGCGGGTCGGATAGCGATTATGTCCGATTTAGAATCGGCGACACCGATCAAAGTGACCAGCTCCTGCAGGATGAGGAGATTGCGGGGGCCGTAGCGATTGCGGGCTCGCGAGAGGGCGGTGCCCTCATGGCCGCTCGAGCGCTACTCGCGAAGTGGTCGAGATTCGTCGATAGCAAGATGGGCAAGGTCACCTTCGACCTCAGCCAGCGTATCGACGCGATCCAAAATCTGATCCCGGAACTCGAAGAGGAAGCGAACAGCATAGGCGGGACGCTCGGTATGCCTTGGATGGCATCGCATCGCATCACTAGACGTCGCACGATCACGGACGACGACGATCGAGTGGACCCGGCGTTCGCGATAGGTATGCATGATGTTGTACCGCAGTCGGCCGACGAGCCTAGTGAGCGCAACCGGGACGAGGTGCTCTAGTGGACGCGAACCTGGCGTACATGCTCAATATGAAGGCGGAGCGATTTCGTCCCGTCGAGTCGCGCTCTGCTATGGTTACGACCGCCACGTACGTCCGATCGACCGGGATCGCTTGCCACGCTCAGCCGCTCAGACCCGACGAGGTTGCGGTCGGCTACGGGTACGAAGATACGGGTGCCGGCTATCAGTGCTTCGTTTCGTCTACGGCCGACGTAAGGGCAGGCGATCTCTGGCGCGTCACGTCCGTACGTGGCTCGACGTCTACGACCTTCGCTGGGTCGACGGGAGGCGGTCAGCTATACGTCGTGCGCGGGATCGAGGACGATACCGTATGGCCAGCGGTCGCCCATAAGCTTCTCCACCTAGAGGTAACGGAGAGGACGACCTGATGGCTAGAGTCCCGGGCTACTCGCTCCTAACGCCTCCGGGCGCGCTCGTCGCGGCGCTAGGTATCCAGGCCGGCGCGCGCAAGGCAATCGGGCGGGCGGCGATCGTTCTGCAGGCCGAGTGGAAGGAGATTCTGAAGTCTCCTGGGCGGGGCGTGACGTATACGACGCAGTTCAGAACGATCAAGGGTCGCGTCGTACCGATCAACGAATCGCGGCCCGCTCATCGAGCTTCGAAGCCTGGCGACCCGCCGGCGACAGACAGCGGCGAGCTGGCCGGCTCAATTCAGATCGACGATAGCGATAGAGATAGGGTCCGGGTCGGGACGAATCTACGCTACGGGCTCGCGCTCGAGTACGGCGTGAACGTAGTCGGCTCGAAAGTAGGCACTCACCCGGATTCGGATTTCGAGATACTGCCGAGGCCGCACGCTCGCCCTGCGCTCGAACGGGCCAAGAAGAAGATGAACGATGCGGTAGTGGGCAGCCTTCGGGTCGGCCCTGGTGGATAACGAGTTCGATCTGCAGAGATCGGTCGCCGAGGTTATAGAGGCCAGTACCGCGCTTGTAAGCCTAACCGGAAAGACGAATCCGGTTCGACGTTGGGGCGACCTAGCCCGCGCTACGCGACCGATAATCGCGTACCGAATGAACGGAGGCATCTACAAGAACGGCGCGAAGGACGCGATGGACTATCGAATCGTCTTCGATGTATTCGTTGACGAAAACAGTACGGGACGCGCGGAGACGATCGCAGACGAAATCGAGAACATTATTACGAACGCAAACCTGAACAGTACGTCTCGAACGTCGCCCGTCGACGTCGCACCTTGGAAGCGACGGCGATTCTCGCCCGAAGAGCTGAGCGAGGGCCGACAAAGGATCACGCTAGAATACGACGTCTGGCACAATCGATGAGGAGGTAAGCAGTCATGGCGAGACTCAACACCAACGCCGAAGTCTGGGATGCCTTGACCGAGTTCGGTCGCTTCCTGGATTCAACGGGCGCGAGTACGATCACTTCTGTCGGCGCAACCGCCGCAGCCGGATCGACGAGCGTCACAATCCTAAACTCCACCGGGCTGTCGACGGGCGACGAGATTCGCCTTGGAGCGTACGGCGGCGCGCAGATCGGCTACATCGTAGGTATCTCGACGGGCAACGTGATCACACTCAGGAATCAGACCGCCGAGGCGCTCTCGACGGGTGAAGAAGTCCGAGTGCTCGCGCGCTCCGACCTGGGCTGCCCGGACGACAACGGCGTACAGGTCGATATCAGCGCCGACATCACGACGATCAACGCCGCCTGCGCTCGAAACGCATACGCGCATCTCGTTGCGCACACGGACGCGAGCGTTACGGTCGGTCTGCTGAACGTGAGCTTCGAGAACGTTATGGCCACGGTCGGCGACGACGAGGCGAGTATCTCGGGCGCGAATACGGTCGCGAGTCCGTCTGCCGCGTACTGGCTCCCGAACAACTGGGACAGCGTAAAGCCCGTCCACTACTACTCGAAGGGTACGCTGAAGGATGGCAGCCCGATCGAAGTCCAGTTCTGGGACTGCGACATCGACCCGTCGAAGAGCTTCGCGCTAGGACGCGGACAGGAAGTAACGCTCGGGCTAACATTCATGCCGCGAGTGATCGCGTGGTTCGATCCCGTGAGCTAAGAATCGGAGCGAAAGCTGATGACCGGATCGGAGAGATCGTGGGTCATCGGTCGATGCAAGGCGATGAAAGACCACTGCATCCGCCGTCGACTCGCTACAGAAAAACAGGTTGCCGATGTCTGGCCCGACGACGACGACGACGACATCAGGCAGTGGGTAGAGTGCTACGGCTGGCTTCGCATCTGGCGATACCAGGACGAGGCGGACTCTAACGAGCAGGATATTAGGGACGCGCTACTCGAGAAGCCGGAGCCGGTCGTGCTGCTGTCGGGCGAACGCGTCAACGTACACCCGAAGTCGTTTACCACGCTGCTTTGGTTCCGAGAGCGAGACTGGGTCGTGCAGTGGCTCTCGAGCGCGCTCGACGATCTGAAGACCTGTATAGCTACGGGCGATCTTCCGCGCTCGATCGCCGACCCGCGAGGGCTTATCGATCGACTCGTCCGCGAGATCGATCTGCAGGTTGCCCTCCTCGCCGCCGTTCTAGTACACGACGGTCCCGATATGCCATCACCGCTCGAGCCCGTCGAAGAACTCGATGCGCTCGATCTCATACTGCTGAACAATGCGTTCCTCAAGGTGAACGCGCTTCGACTCGAGGGGCTGGACAAGGTCGTAAGAGCGCCGGGCGGGCGTTCGGACGTTGGCTGGAACGTATTCTTCGGTACGATGAGCCAGAAGCTCGGAACTCCAGCGGCCGAACTGATGAACGATCGCTCGATGGTATCTCTGGTCACAGAGGCTCGACTCTCGGTCCCGACGAATATGGAGGACGCGCTTGCCGGTCGTTGATGTTCTCGCATGGGAACTGGTCGCCAACACCAAGGGTCTAGTCGCCGGCGTAGGCAAGGCCCAGGGTGCGCTCGCGAAGTTCGGGAAGTTCATGCGAGGCCCGGCCGGAATCATCACCGGCTTAGCGCTCGTCGGTGCCGCGATGCTCGCCGTTGGGACGAAGGCGACAAAGATGGCGGCGAAACTCGACGCTGCGATCCGTGAGGTCGGGACCCTCCTACCCGGTACGACCGATAATCTGCGCGTCCTACGAACCGAGATCGTCCAGCTATCGACGACCGTTCCAGAGCCACCGGAGATGCTCACCAAGGGGCTCTATCAGGTTATCAGTGCGGGAATCACGGATACGGCCGAAGCGCTTGAGGTTCTCGGCGTCTCCGCGCGCGCCGCAGTCGCCGGGCTATCCGATACGTTTACGAGCGTCGACGCGATCACGACGGTCCTCAACGCGTACCAGCTTGAGGCGAGCGAAGCGACTCGCGTGAGCGACGTCTTCTTCACGACCGTACGCGAAGGTAAGATCCAGTTCCCGGAGATCGCGTCGAATATCGGCGGCGTTGCAACGAGCGCCGCGCTCGCGGGCGTGAGCATCGAAGAGGTAGGCGCGGCGTTCGCGACAATGACGAAGTTCGGCATCAACGCGGCGCAGACCGCGACGTCGCTGAATCGCTTGATGCTCGGTCTGACGAAGACGACGAGCGACCAGAAGCGTGCGGCTAAGGAGCTGGGCGTCGACCTCAGCATTACGGCGCTACAGACGAAGGGGCTCGCCGGATTCCTCGCCGACCTGAACGAGAAGACCGGCGGCAATATCGACCTACTGTCTCAGCTCATCCCCAATATTCGGTCCGCGCGCGCCGCGTTCGTTCTCGCCGGTGATGGCTCCGCGGAGTTCGCTCGTATCCTGGGATCGATGGACGACTCGGCCGGTGTCGCGAACGAAGCCTTCCTCGAGATCAACGGGTCGCTGCAGAACCAGGGCAAGATTCTCAGCAACCAGCTGAACCAGGCGTGGCTCAGCCTCGGCAATAGCATCCTACCGCTCGTCATCAACGCGCTCCGCGACGTGAATCGTATACTCGAGAGCGACACCGAGACGACAATCCGTCTACTTCGAGAGCTGGGGGAGACGGGGGCGGCCGCGGCGCTCCAGGCGCAGGAGAGCGCGGCCGCGGCGAAGAAGGAACTGGACGGGCTGAACGACGATGTCGAGGAGGCGATCTCTCGTCGCGGGGATCTACTCGGTCTCCAGTTCGATAGATACACGAATCTACTCGAGCGCCTGACGCTCTTCGGGGGCGGTGCCGGGTTCGTACCACCGATCGATACCGGTGCGCTCGACGATGTTGTGCAGAAGGCTAAGGTGCTGCCGGAACTCGTCGGCAAGACGGCGGACGAACAGGAGCGCCTGCTCGTCAACGCACAGAAGGTAACGAGCGCACTCATCGAGAGCGGCGAACTCGAGGGCGAGGCGCTCGAAACGATCACGAAGATCGCCGCGGAGAACGCGCGAGTGCTCGGCCTCATGGAGGCGCGCAACGCGTTGAGCGCGAGCCTAGAGCCTCCGACGGCGGCGGAGAGCGAGCTGGCGGACGAGATCACGCTGCACGAGGAGCGTCTCGAGATTCTACGGCGAGGCGGGCCGGCGCTCCAGGAGCAGATCGACAAGGAGCAGGAGCTTCTCGAGATCGCGAAGCTGCAGCTCGAACTCGAGGACGCGAAGTCGGACCTGGCGGGCGCTCGACTCGTCGCCGATGCGAGATCGCTCGAGGACGTACAGAAGCGAATCACTGAAACGACGCTCGCTCGACTCGACGCGGTAGACGAGGAGAGGACCGCGCTCACAGACCGCCTAACGGCTCTCGAGAGAACGCAGCGCGCGCTACAGCGGGTCGAGCTACTACAGACGGCTATCGCGAACGTCGGCCGTGAGACGACGCGTGAGACGAGTAACACGAACGAAGAACTGACGGAGATGGAGAAGATTCTTAGACGCGTTCTCGATCTTCGCGAACAGATCGCGACCGGGATCTCGGAGGAGTTCATCGTCGGGCTCGAGGCGGAGAAGCTCGAACGACAACTCGACCTCATGGAGGACGGGCTTCGTCGACTTCTAGAAATACAGGTACAGGGCCTGGACGCGTTCGACTTCGGGGAATTCTCCGACGCGTTCACGGAGGTGACCGAGGGTACGCGACTGGCCGCCTTCCGCGCGGAACTCGAGCGAGTCTCGAAGGAGCTAGAGCACGGCGGGATGCAGGCGCTCGCGATCCAGGATGCGCTTATCGAATTGACGCCCGCCGCGGATCGGACGAAGAAGTCCGTTGAGCAACTCGTTCAGGCGGGACTCGACGAGCTACCGGACGGGATTCGTGAGGCCGTCGAAGAGATGCTCGGCCTGGACGATGCGACCCGAGAAGCAGATCAGACGCTTCGGAACCTGGTGGGCCAGATCGGGACGGCGGCGAGATCGGCGGCAGAACTTGCCGGCGCGTTCGGGCTCGTAGGCGATAACGTGGGGAAGATCGTCTCTCAGCTGGATCTAGTGGGCCAAGGCACAACCGGGGTCATCGACGTTCTCGGGCAGGACGGCCCTGCGTCGTTCGCGCAGCTTGCAGGCCCGATCGGTATCGGCATCAGCGGGCTGGCGGGAATCATAGGCGGGATATTCGGCGGTCCCGACCCGGAGCAGATTCGACGTCGCGAGATACTCGAAGAGAACAATGCGACGCTCCGCCGCCTGAACCAATCGATCGACGAACTACGGAACGCGATGCTCGATCTCCCCGGCCACCTCGAGGTCGCACTATTCGACGCGCTGGAAGGGATCGATCTGGACGTACCGTTCGGCGGTACCGACGGACTCGGCGCGATACGAGAAGCGATCGAAGCGGGACGTCTGACGATAACGGACCTGGAAGATATCGCCGACTCGTTCGGTCTCAACATAGACGAGCTGATCGAGCGCCTGGAGGGCGCCCCGTCTCGCTTAGGAGACTTCTTATCGGGTACCGCGCAGGAACAGCTGAAGGACCTATGGGAAGCGATAGATCGAGACGTAGGGAACCTGTTCGACAGCGTACAGGGACGACTTGATATAGCGCGCCGTCGGATCGAGCTGTTCGACCTGGATAAGCCTATAGACCAGATAGCCGAGTTGGTGCGAGTCCTTGAAGAGTCGGGCGTTGACCTTACCGAGGACGAGTTCGATCGGCTGCGCGCGGGCGACGAAGACCTGATACGCGAGATCGTTGGACAGATAGAGGCGGGCGACTTCGAGGGGCGCGGACAGTTCTCGCGACAGGAGCTGATCGAGCGCCTGGAGGGCGCCCCGTCTCGCC